TTGAAACGTTCGTCATATGGAACGATGGCGATAAATGCGCGGTAGCTACTGAGTTCCTCAAGGGGGTTGAAGCTTAGTCAATTACCCGCCATTAAAATGGCAGGCATGTAAATAACGGTTAAACCGTTTCCACGTTTGGTTGATTGACAGACAACCTACTCAGGCAAGATATACCCGCCTGAGCAATGTTTTGAGAGGCATTAAGGTCACTATGCAACTGAAAACCACAAGCTTTACAATGGTAAGAATTACCTTTCCTGTTACTCTTTCGGATATCTCCGCATTTGGAACATTTCTGAGAAGAGTATCTTGGATCGATGTAGATAACAGACTTACCAAGAGCTTCAGCTTTGTATTCCAAAAACTGAGCAAGCTGGTAAAAACTCCAATTATTGAGTTTTCTAGTAAAGTCTTTTCCCTTTCTGGATTGTACTCTAATGCTTGTCAGGTCTTCGAGTGCAAAGATGTCATAGGGCATGTTAACTATGGTTTTCGAAACGCAGTGATTAGTATCAGTCACAAACCGTCTTTCTTTTCCACTAATCTTCTTGAGAAGACGTTTAGCAGACTTAGTGCCTTTGGACTGCAATTGTTTACGAATGTGAGCATATTTACCTCTAACGTTTTTAATTTGTTTTCCGTTAAAGAAAACGTTGTTAGAGCAAACGGCAATATTTACGATACCTCTATCAATTCCGAGAATTCTGTTTCCAGAGTGCTCAGGAGATTTTTTTCTGAAAATTACATGCAGGAAAAAAGCATCTTTTCTGACATCGTATTTCAAAGTAGAACTTCTGACTTCCCAATCTATATAATCTCTATAATATTCAGGGATGTTAAAAGTTGCTTTAATTCTTCCATTGATTGTAGCAATGCTCACACTTTCTGTTTTCAGGTAGTAAGTGATTACTCTCTGATTATATCTGATGGATGCGAAAGGCCTTGCTGCTGGAAGATGTTTAAGTTTGACTCCTTTAAGAGCTTCGCAAGCGACATCCCTGGCTCCCTGAACAAGAGAGGACGGAAGTTCTGGGTACTTTTCTCGAATTTGTTTATAGGTAGCGTGATGGATAGATACCTTGCTATGTGTTTTATGCTCAAAACCATATTGAGCGACTTCGTTAAACACAGTGTTAAAAAGAGTAATAGTTTTCTTGAGGATTTCTTTATCTTCCCCAAAAACACTGAGTTTAAGTTTAATCGTTCTATCCACATTCATATATTACACTTAATACATTATATAGTTAACGGAGGTGTAAAAGCAGGTTATGGGATGTTGACGCATTCCTCCCATGACTGAAGTCACGGGTATCCTGCTTATTTTATCGTGAAGGGTGGGCTTTAAAAGCTCCCCTCATACTATTTTTACTGCCCCACTACTCCCCAACGGTTTCCCTTTTTATCACTGATCAT